TCGGGGGCAGCCTTGGCGTCGGTGTCTGTTCGGGTCTCGTTCGCTGCATTTGGGGTCTGACGTGACCCGCTCGATCCTGGTGGGTGAGGTCCGCACTGGACGTCGTATCGCCACGATCCCCGTCTCTGATGCGTCGTGGTCATCCGTCCTCAAGGGCGTCGGCACGGTGGACGCGACGATCCCGTTGGGCGCCGCAGAGTTCAAGGAGCGCGAGAGGGTCATCCTCAGTGGTCAGTACCCGGGCGTGGACATCTTCCCGAGCGTGAACACTTGGCCGCGCGCTGAGGTGACGGCTTGGCGCATGGGGCAGGGCATCCGTCCCGAGTTCCTGACGATGCTCGACCCGAACCGTTGCTTCATGGCCCTGGTCGATCACAACGACGTCACCGGGGCCGACTTCATCCCCGAGGCCGGCCCGATCGTGGGCCACGGTGGCGGCGAGGGGGCATCGTCGTTCACCGTCAAGGCCAACGGGTTCCGGTCCCTGTTCGACGGGCGCCGGATCATGGGCGTCATCGACTCGGGCTATGCGGCATGGGTCGTGACGCACTCGGCGATGTCGCTCGGCACTATCGCCAAGCGCCTGGTCGAGTTGTGCCTCGCTGACCCGGACGGCAACCTGCCGATCATCCTCCCGGCTGATGTTCTCGCGGCCGACGACGACGATCACCGCCGCACCTACAAGGGGTCGGCGCTCGGCAAGGTCGGCGACGTTCTCGACCAACTCAGCGGCGTTCTCAACGGTCCCGATATCGCGTTCGACCCGCGTCTCACGTCCGACCGCATGGGTGTGGAATGGGTCATGCGCACGGGCACCGAGGCTGACCCGATGTTGCACCAGGCGGGCGTTCCGTGGACGTTCGACATGCGTGTCCCGCGCGGCAACATCGGCGGGCTGTCGTGGTCGCGTGATGGTTCCGGCATGGCGTCGCGCTCGTGGGCAACGTCCAACGATGCGGCGGCCGGGATGCTCATGGCGCGCAAGGATTCGTCTACCCTGCTCGACGCGAATTACCCCCTGATTGAGATCGCCGAGAACCGCAGCACGGTCGAACGTCAGGCCACGTTGGATGGTTGGGCTAGCGGTAATCTCGCGGCAGCGTCGGCCCCGGTCATGACGATCTCGATCAAAGCCATGCTCGGCAGCCGCGTCGTGCGACCGGGCGACTTCGCAACCTTCTATCCCCCGCCCGACCACTACCTCGCACTCCTGCGCGGCAAGGACCAGCCGTACTCGGTTCGCGTCGCCAGCACGGGTGGGTCCGTGGGCGACGGGTGGACCTCGCTCAAGTTCCTGCCAGAGATGGGTGCCCGATGATCGCTCAGGAGTTCGGCAAGCAGTACCCGAGCGACGCGCACGAGTTCGTTGCGATCCTCAAGGAGACGAGGCAGGCCGGGTTCGACTCGACTCAGAACGTGCTCTCGCAGGTCAGCACGATCTTTGCGGCACTCAATGCCAGGGTCGATGAACTCGCTGCGGTCACATCCGGGCTTGCGACGGCCGTGGCGAACATCGCGACCCTCGTTGGGCAGCAGACAACGAGTGTCGCGGCCGCACCAGGCACAGGCTCAGGATTCAACGTCGGCACCAGTCAGGGCACGAAGGCGTCTACGACGATCGCGGTCCCGGCCGGGTTCAGTCAGGCGCTCGTGGTTGCGATCGGGTCGCTGACGATGGCCGACACGGCGCCGAACAGGTTCGATACCCGATGCGGCATCGCAGGCGGATACGGTGCCGCGCTCCCGAACCTCGCCAACACGGTCGGATCGACGTCGGCCGCTCACTCGCGCAACCTCACGGGGCTGTCGGGCGGGACGATCACGCTCGAAGTTCAGGCGCTCGCTGCCGTGTCCGCAACCAACGGGGCCAATACGGCGATCGTGACGGGGTTCGCGATCTTCTTCCGCTAGCCCATCGCGGGCAAAGCGGCCGGGCAGAACGCACCAACGGCAGACGCAACGTAGGCGCGCGTGAAGGCGAGGCTCAGGCCCCACTTCTCGGTCAGCGCAGGCAGGTCGCCCCACGTCATCCCGGCCGCGATCTCGTTGGCGCAGACCGCGCGCCCGCTCGCAATGAGTTCGGCGTCGGTCTGATCGTGGATGTTCTGCCCAACGAGCATCCCGCGCATCTGGACGAGGTAAGCGCTAGTGGCATCCATCGCCACGGCGCTCTCGACCGTCGAGTACCGCCCGACCTGAGCAGGCTCCGCAGCGGTCGCGGTCGTCATGGCTGTCAGTGCGCTCACCGCAACCATGGCGATGCCGACGACCCCGACGATGTATCCCCGTGTACTCATGAGCGAAATGTAGCACCAACCACCCACACCGCGCAGCCCTTTCGGGTTGTGACCTGAGGCAACGCCGCCCCACCCAACCACAGCAGGGGGCACGGAGCATGACCATAGCGAGAGAAAGCATGGACGGGATGCCAGCAGAGAGTGTGCCAGTGACCCTTGCGCGCATGGAAGGCAACATCAACTTGATCTTGTTCCAGGTGACTCAGGTCGCCAGTCGAGTGGATCACGTCGAGGTTGTCCTGGAGTCGCACGCCAACCGGCTCGGGACGCTCGAGAAGGGTCAGCAGGGACTCTCTGACGGCATGATCGCACGCGACCGTACTGCCGTCGAGAAGGCCCTCGCACTCAAGGAAGCGAAGGACGCGCAGGAAGCGACCGCGCGAGCTGAGGCCGCGAAGTCCGATCAGACGTGGAGTCCGTTCGCCAAGATGTTCGCCGTCGCTGCGTTCATCGGCGTACTCGTGAGTATCTGGGTATCGGTCGGCGTCTGATGGCCGCCGTCACGACCATGAACGGCTACTCCCTCCTCGGTGTCCCGCTTAACATCATCGCGGCAGGCGGGCACTCGACACAGGTCCGCACAGGCGAGGTCGCGACGATCCTCGAGTACGTCGCCCAGCGTTTCCATGCCGAGGTTGAGCCGCTCGTCACCTTCCATGGCTGGCGCTCAGTCGCAACGAACGAGGCGGTCGGCGGGCACCCTCGCTCGAACCACCCGAGCGGCACGGCGCTGGACCTCAACGGCTACAAGCACCCCTACCGCGCGACGACCACGGGCTTCACCCCGGCGCAGGTCGTTGCGATCCGACACATCCTCGCCGAGGTCGCTCCCGTCGTGCGATGGGGCGGGGACTTCCCGGCCGCTCTGCGTGACGGTATGCATTTCGAGATCGTCGGCACCCGGGCAATGGTCGCCATCGTTGCCGCGCGGATCAGCCGACCCGCACTGATCGCACAGACCACCCCCGCCACGCACACACCGGAGGACGACATGTTCAACGACGAAGACCGCGCCGCACTCGCCAAGATCATGGGCGACTCGGGACGCGGCCGGGAGATCCTCAACGACATCGAGACCATTATTCGCGAGGGCATGGCCGCGGCTATTGCTGCGAACGAGCACGTCCACCGCACGATCGGCGTGCGCTCCCCCGTCGCCGACCAGACCGACATCGGCATGGTCCTCGCCGTCAAGGCTGCCGGTGGGCAGGCGATCGACTACGCGCTGCTCGCCAAGGCCGTGGCAGATGAGCAGTCTCGCCGCCTCGCGTCCTGACCCATGCACGTCGAGGCCCGGGTCACCTGGCCCATCCCGCTCGTGCTCGTCCTGCTCACCCTCGCCGGCATCGTCGGCTTCTACCGCTAGGAGATTTCATGTCCCTGCTCGTTCGCGCTGCCCTAATTCGTGCTTCCCGCACGTTCGCTCAGGCTCTCGTTGCCCTCATCGGCACGACTGCTGTCCTCGAGGGCGTCGACTGGCCGGTCGCGCTGTCCGGTGCTGGTCTCGCCGCGCTGCTGTCCCTTCTCACGTCCGTCGCTGGTCTGCCCGAGGCAACCCCGGGCGATCACGTCGCCTGACCCAACCCATCGTCCCGCCGCACGCTAGGAGACCCGCATGGTCAACCTCACTCCGATCGATTGGGCCAACGACGCGGCGGGCGGGACTCCCACGAGCGCCGAAAACCTCGACCGCCCGACCGTTCAGCAGGTGTCGCACATCGCTGGAATGATCGCAGCTCAGGCGGCGACGGATAGTGCCACCTATGCGACGAAGGACGAACTGCTCGTCAACGTGAGCAGGTTCGGCGCAGTAGGCAACGGGATCGCGGACGACACGGCCGCACTCAACGCCGCAGTAGCGAGCGGACTCGCGCTCTGGTGG